CGCCTGTTCCTTGGATTGCTACTTGTACTGCGTCAGTTGTTCCACCTGTGAATACACCTGATTCTGTTAGTACACTTACACCAGCAATGCTATGTGCATCGTTTGTGCCTGCAACATCACCAGCTGCTAGGTACGTTAGTGCCGCATCTAATTCAACTTGTGTCATGTTTGTTTTAGCAAGGTTAATGATTCTAGTACGTGGACCTAGTCCGTTTCCGCCTTTACTTACTGCGTTTGAAGTTACTTCTGCCATTTTATATCTCCTATAATGTTAATGGACAATCCTCACTCTCCGTGAAGTTGTTATATGTATTTAGCCTTTTGTCAAAAAACTGTTTATTTTAGGTACTTTTTGGCTCTATTGTGCGTGTTTCGCACTGCAGATACAAAGCTAGGGCCTGCTTTTACTATATCGTCCAGCATTTTAATAGCTGGTAAGTATGCTTGTACCATTTGAGCAGGAATAGGTTTGCCTGCTTTAGCAAGCTCTAAAAACTTCTTAGTAAGTTGTAAGTTTTCAGTACCTACAAAGTATCTATACATTTGTAAGTCTCTACCTGTTGTTGATATGTCCGGAACACTTACTGTTGGCTCGTTGTCAGCAACTCCACTTACTTCTAAATTCTTATCTGACGCTAATGCTTCTAGGTATGTAATAATATCTGAACTACGTAGTTTAGCTCTTGATGCAATAAGCAATCTAGTTACTAACTTTTTAATCTCAATTGGAGTCATGTTGCTTAAATTAAACAGTCCACGTCTTATTGCTTTATAATCTGTATTAGTAATACGCAACGACGACTCTACTTTAATAAAAGTTTGAGATGCATTTTTGTTAGTATTATTTCCTACAGTTGTTATATAACGATTAACTGCCATTGTAGGCAGTGTAGTTGTTTTGCGTGTTGCTAGTGCTGACCCAGGGTTTTTAAGTTTGCCAAGAGCAACGTCATCACCTGTTACAAAGTGTATAAAGTTATACAAGTCAGTGCCAGACATTCTAAAATACTTATAGTTATCATGTGTGGCAGTTAGTTTAGCATACGCTTTGGCTTTTGCTTTATGTGAAGGAAACTTATCTAACAGTTCTAGCACTAATAAAGAAAGGTAAAGACGCTCACAGCAATCTGTGTACGTTAGTACTCGTTGATTGTTTGCATTGCGAGTCATTCTCGCTTCGTGAAGATCTTTAATAAAGTCCATATTATTTTACGTACTTATTTTTGTGTACAAACGCTAACATCGTATCAAGTCCTTTAGACGTTTGCATGTCTTTCATTATTTTGATTTTTACTTGCGGTTTAATGTTTGCACCTAGAATTCTAAGTAATGCTTCAGCTTCGTTATGCTCAACTCTATGTGTTTTTCCGTCGTCAGTTACTACTGTACGTACAGGATTTTTAATATTCTCATCATCTGCTGAGTCGGATATTTTCATAAGCTGTACTTGCATAGCTTCTTGTTTAAAGTTAGTTAGGTCATCTCCGTCGTCAGTGTCTAATTCTTTACCATGACGGTCAAACTCGGGGTTATATTCCGGGTCAAATTCTGCTTCTACAAATTCATTAATTTTCATTAGTTTCTCCTTATCGTTGAACTGCTCTATTGTATTTACTAAAAGTTTTTCTTGGAACAAGTTTTATGTCGCCTTCTGGATGTGCTAAAACATATCCTTCGCCACCGTCTACTGAATCATCATCACTGGACATTTTCTGTTTAACAGGTACGCCCGGTTGATTATCAAGTTGTGTAATAACGTCATCTTTAACTTGTTGTATCTTTGCAACTACTTCCCATAGTGCTCTAAATCCTTGTTGATTGTCTGCTATATATTCAGCAATCTTCTTTTTGGCCGCACCACTTAGTTGGGGTCTTGCTTGTACCCAATCTAAAAAGTCGCCACCTAAATTATCTAATCCAGTATCTACTTTACTGTTCATGTATGAGTAAAATACTTCTGGTAATTTCTTTAATTTTATTTCTGTAAGTTTATTCATATCAAGTAGTGTATCCATTGCAGCTGCATCTTTAGATATTATTGCTTTTAATTCTTTTACACTTGAATCGTCAATACTGGGCGCATCTGATACTGTAACTGGCGGAACCACTAATACTTCGTTGCCTTCAAATATACCACCTTGTGATAAAGGACCTTCAGTTCCGTCAGCACTTACTTGCCTGTGTATAACAATACCTACACTACTTACGCCAATTTTTTTACCTAGATCTGAATTTTGTGCTACTATATACTCAACTATATTTGGTTTGAATACATAGTTAGTTCCACTAGTTGCTGGCTTATTAAAATATAGCATATCACCTTTAAAGAAGCCTCTATAATCTTTTGGAGTTGCTTGTTCAAATGCTGTGTACGCAGCTTTCATGTTACCAATTAGCTCGCCATACCCTTCTGGATTCTTTGCATATCCCGGACGATTCTTTAACATTGTTTCTACATCTTTTTCTGACTTTGCTTTTCCGTCATAACCTTTTGCAGTAAATCCTGACTTGTCTGTAAATATAAAATTGCCATCGTCGTCGCGTCCAAATATTACTGCAGGACTTCCATCCCATTTAACTGTAACATCTGTATGTCCGCCTTGCTCCATATTAATAAGACTTTGTAAAGCACGACTAGCACCTTTACTAGGTGGGTTTTCTCTGAACACAAGATCTTCTAAGTGTTCAATACGAGCTCCTTCAGTCAGCATCGTGTTAGTTTGTTGTTTAAATTCTACAAATCTCATCTTACTAAAACTCCTGCAGAATTAATAATTCTTGTTAATTGCCTGTCTGCTAAACTTTCTTCAACAGTTTCAGGTAATGCTAAGTTGTCTCTTGCAAATGCATCTTTAGCATCAGCTACTAGTGCTTCATAGTCTGGACGGCCTTTAATCTTTGCGTGTATGCTTTCAACACTGTCTAAGTCATTACGTCTTGCACCTTGTCCTAGCATCTTTTCTGCTATCTCATCTGGTACCGCAGTAATTAATTCATTAGTTTCTCTATCAAGCAATCCTTTGTTAGCGGACCACTTCATGCCTTGTGCTTTTGCTATACTTGCCATAAGCAACATACGATGCATACCTTTGTACGGTGTGTCATCTCCTGCGCCACGTAATGAAAACATCATAAATTCTGGGTTACCAAACATTAAGTCTGTTTGTACAAAGCCGTTAGCTTCGTTACCGTTGATAGGAGTTTTAAAATGTACGTTGATTCCTGATTTTCTTACCCAGCTCTTAACGTCTTCACCTGGTTTGTTCTTTTGTACCCAAGCATGAAGTTTAGCAACTAAATCGTCTTTGCTTACTTCGCCTTGGTTGACAGCAATATCCATGTCGCCACTTGTGCTTCTAATACCAGTGCTTCCTAGTTTAAAATCTTTGTGGGGAATACCAGTAATCTTTTCTAACCATGCAAGTGTTGGATCAACATCTGCTTTATTAATTCGTTGTGTTACTGGTACGCCATCTGCGCCTTTGAACACATTGCCGCCTTCTTTAAGAATCATTATTTTTACCCTCAATTACTTTTTGTATACCGCGCTTAAACTTTCTAGCATCGCCACTCTTTATGGAATTAATAAACCGACGTTCAAGTTCACCAGCTGTTGTTTCATCGTAAGTATCACTAATCCTATTTAAAAGATTAATTGAACTTTCAATTATATTGTTTGCTGTAGCTTCCAATAGACGATCGTTGTCATGCGCTCGGCCTAAATTATTAAGCTCGTCTAATATACTTCTAGTTTTCTTTCTCATATTAACATTACTCCGATACAGTATTTAGTGAAATAATTAATAAATATTGTTATACATGAATTACATAACCTGGGGACATAAATGAAAAGTATAAAGGATTTAGACCATTTACAAAAATCATTGCTATTTGCCAAGCTATCTCAACTTGCATATAATAACATAGATGTAGCAAAAAAGCAAGCAAAAGTTTTAGGATTTACAACCACTGAGTTTTACGACAAAGACGGAGCACAAGCGTACCGTTTTATGAGCAAAGCTGACTTAGTGATTGCATGCCGAGGAACACAGCCAACAGAATTTAACGATCTCAAAGCAGATTTAAAAGCGTTGCCAGTACTAGCTGAAACAGTATCACGAGTACATAGAGGGTTTAAAGCAGAAGTAGACGAACTTTGGCCAATGATTAAAGAAGATATTGATAGAAAAGCAAACTTGAAGAAGGAACTTTGGTTCTGCGGACACTCCCTAGGTGCGGCAATGGCTACTATCATGTCGTCAAGAGCAAAGTTTGACGGCGCACTTAACGATCCAATTGAACTATTCACTTACGGTTCTCCAAGAGTTGGTTGGAAAGGTTACTGTAACAGTTTAGGTGTCATTCACCACCGATGGAAGAACAACAACGACATAGTTACTACTGTTCCGCCTGCATTCTTAGGATTTAAACATCATGGCACTGAGAACTATCTTAATGCTTACGGTCTGATTCGTACTCCTACTGGTTGGCAACTATTCAAAGATAAGTGGCGC